TAAAAGAAAATATAAAAAAATATAATATTCCAAATTTAAATGATTGGGGAATGAATATTCATGAATAATGGAAAAAAATATTATGAAAAAACAACTTAAAAATATTACTATAGTATCATATAATTGTATAAATCCAATTCAAAGTGTTAAAGCACTATTGTATAGTTCTAAAGATATAGATTTCGCAGAAATGATTTTGGTTAGTAATGTTAAACCAGATAATCTTCCAAAAAATATTAAATTTATAGAAACTATGGGAAAAACACACAATGATTCATCCATATTTGCATATCAACAACTTCCAGATTTAATACAAACTGATTTTTATCTTGGAATTCATGATGATGGATTTATAATAAATCCTCATTTGTGGGATGATAATTTTTTTAATTATGATTATATTGGAGCACCTTGGAAAAATTATGGACAACGAAATAGAGTTGGAAATGGTGGTTTTTGTCTAAGAAGTAAAAAATTTTTAGATTTATGTAAAAATATTAAATATTTGGGTGGACATGAAGATGGAGAATTAACTAATCAATATTATGATTATTTTACATATTATGGATGTAGATATGCTCCTGTAGAAGTTGCAATGAAATTTTCATTAGAATCTAAAATACCAGAATGTGAATATAATTTAGATAATTGTTTTGGATTTCATGGTAGAGGAGATCCAAAAAACACATGCGATCATGACGGATTTTATCATCAATTTCAAGAAAAATGTAGGTTATTAGAAATGGTAAAAGTTTAATATGAAAAAAATAGTGTACATTACAGGATGTCTTGGATTCATTGGATCATATATTACTCGTCTTTGCTTACAACGAGGTTGGTATGTCAAGGGTGTGGATAAAATGACATATGCTGCAAATAAAGATTTATTGAATGAATTCAAACAATATGATAACTTTTCGTTTGTACATTGTGATATAAATGATCTTAAATTTTTATATGATTGTGATTATATAATTAATACCGCAGCAGAAACACATGTTGGCAATTCTATTACAAATAGCGATGATTTTATTAAGTCAAATATTAATGGTGTACATAATATTTTAGAACTAATACGCAATTATAGACAAGAAACTGGAAAGATGCCAACTTTATTGCATTTCAGTACAGATGAAGTATATGGGGATATTACAGAAGGGGCACATACTGAATCTGATATACTTAAACCATCAAATCCATATTCTGCAACAAAAGCAGCAGCAGATATGTTAATAATGGCATGGGCAAGAACTTATGGAATACCATATGTTATTGTAAGACCAACAAATAATTATGGAATTGGACAATACGTAGAAAAATTAATTCCAAAGACATGCAAATATTTAAATTTAGGACGAAAGATTCCACTTCACAACAAAGGAACTCCAATACGAAATTGGTTACATGCAGAAGATACAGCAATGGCAACTTTAACTATTATAGATAAAGAAATCAAAAATGAAATATACAATATTTGTGGTGGTTATGAACAATCTAATTTAGAAACAGTTTGTAAAATTTTAAAAATTTATGGAATATATGAAAAAAATATTGATTCATATATTGATTTTTCTTGCAATAGACAAGGACAAGATGTAAGATATGCGTTGGATGATTCTAAATTAAAATCAATAGGTTGGAATCCTATTAAAGTGTTTGATACTGAGATGGTTAATATTGTAGATTACTACAAAAATAAATTTATATGGTGATTATATGAATACAAGAGAATTTAAATGTGTAAAGTTACTTACGGATCTGATTGAAAATGAAGGATTGATTGGAATTAAAACTTCTTTTGAGGACGAAGGTGCATTGTTCAACGAAACAATTCGTCTTAAAGAAATATGCAATCAATCAAAAACAAAATTAACATTAAAAATCGGTGGACCAGAAGCAATTAGAGATATCAAAGATTCTTTAATTATTGGTGTAAAAGGATTAGTTGCACCAATGGTTGAATCAGAATTTGGTCTTAAAAAATTCATTCAATCTGCAAAAACCTATATTCCCAGTGACTCTCTTTCATCAATTCAATTAAATATCAACGTAGAAACAATAACTGCTGTTGGTAATGTTCAAAAAATGTTGGATTTACCAGAAGCAAATGATCTATATGGTGTGACTGTTGGAAGAGTCGATTTAGTTTCATCAATGGGCAAAAATAGAAATTATGTGAATAGTGATGAAGTATATTCTATAGTTCGTAATGTGTTTATTAAAGTTAAAGAAAAGGGTCTTAAGTTATGTCTAGGTGGTGCAGTTTCTGTTGATTCATTACAATTTCTTAAAAAAATTCATTCTGAAGGATTGCTTGATAAATTTGAAACAAGATATGCAATCTACGATCCATCGATTGCTCTTAAGAATTTACCAAGAGCATTATCTAAGGGGCAAATGTTCGAATATGAATGGTTACAGTGTAAGCACGAATATTATACTTCTCTTGCAAATCAAGATATAAAAAGAATTCAAATGATTCAGGATCGAATTAATCAATCTATAGATGGATGAATAATAGTAGTATGTATATTTTGTAAATATTATATAAGATGAAATAATATGAAAATATTAGTAACTGGTGGATCTAGAGGTATTGGTAAATCTATAGTTGAAAAATTTATCAAACATGGACATGATATTTGGTATCCAACTCGAAAAGAACTAAATCTTTCTAATAAAATATATTTAAATAATCCAAAATATGATATTATTGTAAATAATGCAGGAATTAATCCTCTTCAAGATATAATTAATATTTCAGATGAAGAAGTAATGAGAGTTAATTATTTTTCTCCATTTGAGATAATACAACAATGTCTACCATATATGATAGAACAAAACTATGGTAGGATAGTTAATATTGGAAGTATATGGATTGACCTAGCAAAGCAAAAAAGAGCAGCATATAGTGCAAGTAAACATGCACTACATTCATTGACCAAATCACTAACTGCTGAATTTGCACATAAAAACATTTTAACAAATACGATATCTCCAGGATTTATTGGCACAGATCTGACATATCAAAACAATAGCAAAGATGATATTAATAATATAGTCAAGACTATACCAGTTGGAAGATTGGGATTACCAGAAGAAATAGCAAATTTTGTTTACTATATTTCTGTTGAGAATAATTTTATGAGTGGACAAAACATTATAATTGATGGAGGATATACATGCACAGCACATTAAATGTTCAGTCTAAAATTAAAAATTATTCAATTGATTTTATTTCTGATATAAATCAAATAATTAATCTTATTTTTACTACAAATACTATAACATTTATTGATACTAATGTTGTTAAATTATATCCTGAATTGAATTTGCCAAATATTGTATCTATTGATTGTAATGAAAATCAAAAAAGTTTGGAAGGAACTCATTTAATATATTCATCTCTTGTTGATCGAAAAGCAAATATTAATACTAAATTAATTATTATTGGTGGTGGTATATTACAGGATTTGGTTGGTTTTTGTGCCTCTACTTATTGTAGAGGTATTGATTATATTTTTATTCCAACAACATTGTTATCACAGGCAGACAGTTGCGTTGGTGGAAAAACATCTCTTAACTTTAAAAATAAAAAAAATATATTGGGAACTTTTTATCCACCTACTAAAATTATAATTTATTCTAAATTTACCAATACGCTTTCAAAATTAGATTTGATTAGTGGATTTGGTGAAATTTATAAATTTTATATTTTACAAAATAATATAAAAAATTTTAATTTAAAATCAGATTTAACACAAATGATTTATGATGGATTAAAATTTAAAATTGATATTTTATCAAGAGATGAATTTGACACGGGAGAGCGTAAATATTTAAATTTTGGACATACATTTGGACATGCATTAGAAACAACATCTTCATATAAAATTCCACATGGAATTGCCGTTATAATTGGATCTATAATTGCTGTTTCTTTATCAAGAGAATTAGGATATACTGTAAATAATTTTGAAAAAATTTTAGAAGAAGGACTTAATCTTCTAAAGAATAGTGATATTTATTTTGAACAAGAATGGTTTGAATTTGATAAATTGATTGAAACAGTAAAATCTGATAAGAAAAGTACAGGTAAATTGACAATGGTATTAATAGATAATAAACCATTTTTACGAAACATAGAGGAGTATGATACACTGAAAAATATTATAAGGAAAATACATGAGATTATCTGATTATGTAATTCAATTTTTAAGAGATCAATATAATGTTGATACTATTTTTACTGTATCTGGTGGTGGATGCATATTCTTAATAGATTCTTTAGGTAGCACTGAAAATGTTAAATATATTGCAACTCATCATGAACAAGCAGCAGCAATTGCTGCTGAAGGTTATGCTAGAATAAATAATAAACTTGGAGCATGTATAGTTACAAGTGGTCCTGGTGGAACAAATACTATAACTGGAACTCTTTGTAGTTGGTTAGATTCTATTCCTGTTATTGTTATTAGTGGTCAAGTCAATAAAGAAATGACTACAAACTATACAAATTTGCCACTAAGACAACTTGGTGATCAAGAATTTAATATTGTAGAATCTGTAAAAAATATGACAAAATATGCAATTCAAGTAAATGATGGAAATGAAATAAAATATCATTTAGAAAAAGCATGTAAATTGGCAACAACTGGTAGACCAGGACCAGTATGGATAGATATTCCATTAAATGTCCAGTCTATGGATATAAATCCAGATAATCTTATTGGATATAATGAAGAAGTTCCAGCATATACTCCAGATGAAACTCTCGTTGATTTAATAATTAAAAAATGGTCTAGTGCTAAAAAACCACTGTTGATATTGGGTAATGGTGTAAGATTAAGTGGTGGAGTTGATTTAATTCGTTCGGTTCTTAATAAAACAAATATTCCAACAATAACTGCTATCAATGGGAATGATATTGTAAACTCAGATTATAGGTATTATTATGGTAGATTTGGAACACATGCACAAATTTGTGCAAATACTCTTTTAAATGAATGTGATTTTCTTTTAACAATTGGAACTAGATTATATGTAAGACAAACTGGATATAATTTTGAGAGTTTTGCTAAACAAGCATATAAAGTATATGTTGATATAGATAAAAATGAATTAACAAAACCAACATTACACCCAGATACCATAATACATGCGGATGCTAAAAAGTTTATAGAGTCTTTACTCAAACATAATTTACCTTTAACTGATCCAATTTGGTTGGATGAATGTGATAAAATTAACACTGCTCCAAAAGTTTTACAGAGACATAGAGATAATGTTGATTATGTCAGTCATTATGCATTTATAGAAGAATTATCTAAAGTTTTGCCTAAAGATCATCATGTAATAACAAGTGATGGATCAGCGAATGTTGTTACTATGCAAGTTCTTGATTTATCAGGAGATCAGAGATTGATAACTAATACTGGATGTGCTCCAATGGGATATGGACTTCCAGCAGCATTAGGTGGTTCAATTCATCATAAAATCATTTGTATTGAAGGTGATGGTAGTCTTCATTTGAATATACAAGAACTTCAAACAATGAAACATTATAATTTACCAATTAAACTTATTCTTTTAAATAATGATGGTTATCTTTCAATCAAGATAACACAAAATACATTCTTTAATAAAAAATATGTTGCCTCGGAAAAAAGTAGTGGAGTTACATTTCCATTGTTTGAAAAAATAATTAAAGCATATGATATTCCATATTTTAGCATAAAAACTAATAAAGATATTCAACCGACATTAAACACTTTTTTACAGCAAGATGGTCCTTGTATTTGTGAAGTGTTTACTGATCCAGAAGAATGTCATGAACCAAAAGTTATGGCAAAACTAGGACCAGATGGTAAATTTATTCCTGGAGAATTAAAAAATATTCAATGGATAAAATAAATATTTTATTAACTGGTGGCAATGGTTATATTGCTAAAAGTTTAAAAGAAAATTTAAATTATAATATAACAACTATAACCCGCACAGATTTTGATCTGTGCGATGATATTTCAACAAATTTATGGTTTAAAGATAAATTTTTTGATATTGTTATTCATACAGCAGTATGTGGTGGGAGTAGATTAAAAACTGACGAACATACTGTTCTGGAAAACAATATAAAAATGTACAAAAATTTGTATGATCAAAAAGATCATTTTAATAAATTTATTACATTTGGGTCTGGTGCAGAATTATTTGCATCACAATCACCTTATGGTAAAAGTAAAAAAATAATAGCAGAATCTATTTACGATACTAAAAATTTTTATAATCTTCGTATATTTGGTGTGTTTGATGAAAATGAATTATCTACAAGATTTATAAAAGCAAATCTTATAAGATATATTAATAATGAACCAATTATTATTCATAGTAATAAAATTATGGATTTTTATTATATGAAAGATCTAATTTCTTTAGTTGATTATTTTATAAAAAATAATAATACTCCAAAAGAAGTTAATTGTAGTTATGATATGAAATTTACATTAAAGCAAATTGCAGAATTTATAAATTCACTAGACAATCACAAAGTTCCTGTTATAATTGAAAACCAAAAGCATTTAGAATTTTATTGTGATTCTGCACACGACCTAAATATAAATGAAATAGGACTACAACAGGGTATAATTGATACTTATAACATTCTAAAACATAGAGGTTAATATGATTGATGTGAATTTATCTGGTGATGAAATTGATCGTAAGATTAAAGAACTTGTTCGATTAAAAAGAAAACAAACAAAAAAATGGATTCAAGGGAAGGATACAGTTCAATATGCTGGTAATTATTTTGATGATGAAGAATTTATTGCTGGTATAGATTGTTTTCTTGATGGTTGGTTGGTTCTTGGAGATCAAGGTCTTCGTTTCGAAAGACAATTCAGAGAAAAACTTGGAAAACAACACGGTGCTTTAGTAAATAGCGGATCAAGTGCTAATCTTTTAATGATTACTGCATTAAAGTCTAAAAGACTTTATAATTTTGGTCCAGACACAAAGATAATTACTCCTGCTGCTGGTTTTCCAACAACAATTAATCCAATTATCCAAAATGGTTTTCAACCAGTTTTTGTCGATATTGAAGTAGATACTTTAAATCTAAATTTAGATCAAGTTGAACAAGCAGCAAAAAATGGTGCTAAAGTTCTTGCATTTGCACATGTACTTGGTAATCCACCTAATATGGATAAGTTAATGGAGATTGTTGACAAGTATAATCTTATTCTTCTTGAAGATTGCTGTGATGCTCTTGGTAGTAAATATGATGGTAAATTACTAGGATCTTTTGGTCAATTTGCATCATGTTCATTTTATCCTGCACATCATATTACAATGGGAGAAGGAGGATTTGTTGCATCTAAAACTGATGAACAAGATACAGTAATTAAAAGTCTTCGTGAATGGGGAAGAGGTTGTTATTGTTCTGGCAAGGGTGCTTCTTGTCTTCGAAATGGAATGTGTAAGAAGAGATTCAGTGAATGGTTGCCAAGTTTTCCTGGAGTAATATTTGATCACAAATATGTCTATGAAGAGATTGGTTATAATCTAAAACCAATTGAAATGCAAGCGGCAATAGGATTAGTTCAACTTAAGAAGTTAGATAAGATTATTGAACTTCGTAAGAAAAATTTTAATCGTTTATATCAAATCTTTTCAAAATATGATAAGATTTTTCATCTACCAAAAGCAACTGAAAAATCAGATCCTTCTTGGTTTGCTTTTCCTTTAACCTTAAGAGATGGTATAGGATTAAAAAGAAATGAATTTACTATGTATCTAGAAGATAATAAGATACAGACTAGAAATTATTTTGGTGGAAATGTTCTTCTTCAACCAGCATATGAAGGAATTTATTCTGGTAATGCAAAGAAAGATTTTCCAGTCGCAACAAAAGTTACTACTGACACATTCTTTTTAGGGACTAGTCCAGTCATAACAGATGAACAACTGGATTACATTGAAACAGTAGTTGATAATTATTTTGATAAAGCAGATAATATTAGAGTTTAATTTTACAATAATGAGAATATAAATGTCAAATATTTTATTTTTAAATCAATATCATAGTGGTGATATTCATATGTCTAAAGAATATGTAAAAGATATTATGAGTATTTTTGGTTGCGATTATAAATATTATTATTATCATACGAATTCTTCTAAGATTTTAAAAGATATTAATATATCTCATTTAAAGTCTATAGATGATTTTATTGAATTGACTAAAGATTGTAAGTTAGTTCTTAATACATGGATTAATTCTGATAAAACATATTTCAATGGTTGTAATTTTGTTGGTTATTATAAATTGATGGAAAATTATTATAGTTTAATGGGTATATCAAATCATTTAAAATCCATTGAATATTACGTTCCTTCTATAGATTTTAATTTATATGAAATTAGTAATGTAGAAAAGTATTTTAAAAATACAAATAAACAACACGTATTGTATTGTAATAATATTCCTTTATCTGGACATTGTGGGTTATTCGATATGGATTCTATTTTGGAAAAATTAATTACTATTTTTCCAGATATAAATTTTATTGTAAGTAATAAATTTAAAAATATAGAAGCAAAAAATGTTATATTTGCTGAGGATATAATTGGACCAGTTCAAGAAAATAATTTATACGAAATTTCATATTTGTCAACTTTTTGTACATCTATTATTGGAAGAAGTTCTGGTCCATATTCTTTTTCTATAACTAAAGATACTATTAAAAGTAAAAAATTTATATGTATGTGCAATAGTTGGACTGATTGTTGGTATCTTCCTGATACAACAAATATAGCATGGACTGATAATAGAGATGATAATTATCTGGTAGATTTTATAAAAAAGGAATTAGTATGATAAATTATTTTTATGGTCAATTTAATCCTCCAGTTGATTATATCATTAGAACTAGATACTTTTTGAATCAAGATATTGGAAATTGTATAGAAATAGGTGCAGTAGATGGAATAATGTTATCCAATACATATCATTTCGAACAAAATGGATGGAATTCTCTTTGTATAGAACCTATTCCTTCATACTATGAAATACTAAAAAATAATAGAAAAAATACATTAAATTATGCAATTTCTAGTAATACTTCTGATGATATGATATTTAATTTAGTTAGTATGAATACTGGAAATAGATCATCGATCAGTGGTTTAGAACTAGACACACGATTAGTTGATTTACATCAACAAATGAATCTTAATCCTAAAATAGAAACAATTAAAGTTAAATCTAGAAGATTAGATTGGTGTATAGAAAATCATTTCAATCATGAAACCATAGACTTTATAAGCATAGATACAGAAGGAAGTGAATTAGACGTATTGAAATCTTTTAATGTAAATAATTACAATATAAAATTATTAGTTATTGAAAATAATTATAATGATTCAATTATAGAAGAATATTTAAAAGATTTTGGATGGATTAAAGACATTAGAGTTGAAGTGAATGATTTCTATATTAGGAGTAAAAATGATTAAATTATTTAGTCTAGGTAAATTATGCATTTCCGATTTCGTAAAAAATCAAGATTCTGCAAATGAACTACCTGTTGAGTTGGACATGTTACTAGACGAACAAACTGGAATGGTTCGACTTGGGACTATAGCACCATTCAATAAAATGTATGGTAAATATTGGTATAGATCTGGCATCAATACTACAATGCGTAATGAACTAAAATCAATTACAGAATCTATAACAAATGCTATAAAATTAAATGAAAATGATGTTTGGTTAGATATTGCATGTAATGATGGAACATTATTGAGTTATGTTCCTAAAAATCTATTAAGAATAGGAATAGATCCTGCGGATGATTCTTTTGTAAGAGAATCCAAAAATCATGCAAATTTAATAATACAAGATTATTTTAATTCTAAATCTTTTAAAAATAGTAAATTTGGTTCTCTTAAAGCAAAAGTAATTACTTCAATTGCTATGTTTTATGATTTAGAACATCCAGAAACTTTTTTAACAGATTTATATGATATATTGGATGATAATGGATTATGGGTTCTTCAATTATCTTATACACCATTAATGCTAGAACAATTGGCATTTGATAATATCTGTCACGAACATATTTATTATTATTCTTTAACTAATATTAAAAATTTATTAGAAAAATATAATTTTTCTATACTAGATGTACAACTTAATGATATAAATGGTGGTTCTTTTAGATTATATGTAAAAAAGAAAAATACTAATCCTGATTTTTTTGGAACAAAACCTTATAGAGATGTTTGCAATTTTAGAATAAATTCAATTTTAGAATATGAAAAAACTTTAAATTTAGACAAGAAAGAAACATGGATAAATTTTTACAACAGAATAGAAGAATTAAAAGAAATTACTGTTAACTTCATAAAAGAAGAAAAGAAAAAAGGTAAAAAAATATGGGGATATGGTGCTTCTACAAAAGGAAACACACTGTTACAATATTTTAATTTAGATAATACATTAATAGATGGTATTGCAGAAAGAAATATTGATAAATTTGGATTATATACTATTGGTACAAATATTCCAATATTTTCTGAAAATGAAATGCGCGAAGCGAATCCAGATTACTTATTGATTCTTCCCTGGCATTTTATTGATGAATTCTTAAAAAGAGAAAGTGAATTTATTAAAAAGGGTGGAAAATTTATAGTACCTTGTCCAGAATTTAAAGTAATAGGAGTGGATAGATAAAATGGAAACTCTAGGTAATTTAATTGACAAACTGACTGTTGTAAATATTCGCATTTGGATGGCAGAAGATATTAAAAGAAATTCTGACAGTACTGACAGTGATATTGCAAATGCTTGTAAAATAACAAATGTAGCAAATACACAAAGAAATGATTTAATACAAGAAATTGATGAAAAAATAAATTATATGATCAGATCTGGTGAATTGCAAAAATTATATTCTCAAGGTAGCACAAAAATGTATGGAACTAAATAAAAATGAATACATTAATAACTGGTGGTTCTGGTTTACTGGGAAGTGCATTGAATATAAAAAATTCATTTAAACCTTCCAGTAAAGAATTAAATTTATTAAATTATCAAGAATTAAAAACATATATTATCAATAATAATATTGAAAAAATAATACACTGTGCCGCATTAGTCGGTGGAGTTCATGCAAATAAAGATTTAATATATGATTTTTTTTCTAAAAATTTAGAAATAAATTTAAACATATTAAATGCATGTAAAGAATTTAAATTAAATAATTCTATTTTTATTCTTTCTACTTGTGTTTTTCCAGCAGAAGCAGAATTTCCATTAACTGAAAATTTATTACACGATGGAGAACCACATAATACTAATTATGGTTATGCATATGCAAAACGAATGTTAGAAGTTGGATCTAGAACTTTAAATGAACAATACGGTATAATTACAACTTGTATAATACCTTGTAATTTTTATGGACCAAATGATAATCATCATCTAGACTATGGGCATGTTATTCCAAGTTTGATACATAAATGTCATATTGCGAAAGAAACAAATTCAGATTTCATAATATGGGGTTCAGGTATACCCGAAAGAGAATTTATTTATGTTAATGATCTCGCTAACGTAGTAGAAACTATTTCTGAAGATCAAACATATTCTAATAAACAATATCCAAATAAAATTATAGTTTCTTCTGGAATTTCAACAACAATTTCAAAAATTGCAAATTTAGTAGCAAAAGAAATGAATTTTAAGGGCAACATTGTTTATGACAGAAGTATGCCAGATGGAATTTTACGCAAACCCACAGATACTAAAGTATTTAATAATTTATTTCCAAATTTTAATTGGACTAGCATAGAAGATGGAATAAAAGAATCAGTTAATTATTTTAATAAAAATTATCCTAAAGTAAGAAAATAATATGAAAAAAATAGCATTAATAACAGGAATTTCTGGTCAAGACGGATCATATCTAGCAGATTTACTTTTATCTAAAGGTTACGAAGTACATGGAATTATTCGTAGATCTTCTTCGTTTAATACATCAAGACTAGAACATCATATTCAAAATCCAGAAGTATATAATAAATCTTTATTTTTACACTATGGAGACTTGACAGATTATACAACAATTGAAAAATTAATTCATAAGTGTAATCCAGATGAAATCTATAATCTTGGAGCACAAAGTCATGTTAAAGTTTCATTTGATGCCCCCGTATATACAGGTGAAACAGTTGGAATTGGTACATTAAATGTATTAGAAGCGATAAGAACTGTACAAACACTTACAGGAAAACAAATACGCTATTATCAAGCAAGTAGTAGTGAAATGTTTGGTAAGGTTCAAGAAGTACCACAAAAAGAAACAACTCCATTATATCCAAGATCTCCTTATGGTTGTGCAAAAGTATATGCTCATCATCTCACTATAAATTATAGAGAATCATACGATATACACGCTTCATGTGGAATTTTGTTTAACCACGAAAGTCCACGTAGAGGGGAAACATTTGTAACTCGTAAAATTACTAGAGCAGTTGGTAGAATTTATCAAGGTCTTCAGAAGAAATTATATCTTGGTAATCTAGATGCATATCGTGATTGGGGATTTGCAGGAGACTATGTTGAAGCAATGTGGATGATGTTGCAACAAGATAAACCTGACGATTATGTAGTTGCTACTGGAAAAATGATAACTGTTCGAGAATTCTGTCAAAAGGCATTTGCCCGATACAGTATGAATTATGAAGAATATGTTGAAGTTGATGAAAAATACTATCGTCCTGCTGAAGTAGATCAACTGTTAGGTAATCCAACTAAAGCAAAAGAGAAACTAGGATGGGAACCAAAAACAGATGTATATCAACTAATTGATATGATGGTAGATCATGACTTTGAGTTAGCAAGAAAAGAAAGAATCATTGAGATATATGATAAAAAATTAAATCCTACTGGTTCTAGTTTTTTATAAATACAATTAAAGGATATTGATTATGAAACCAAAAGTCGCTCTCTGCATGATCGTTAAGAATGAATCTCATATCATTCACGAATGCTTAAATTCAATTTACAAGTATGTTGATTACTGGATTATTTCAGATACTGGTTCAACAGATGGAACTCAGGATATAATTCAAAACTTTTTCAAAGAAAAAGGAATTCCAGGAGAACTCCACCAAGATGAGTGGAAGAACTTCGGTCATAATCGAACACTAGCACTTCGTCATGCGGATGGAAAAGCAGACTATGTTTGGATGATTGATGCTGATGATAAAGTAGAAGGTAATTTTGTATTTCCAGATAAGATGGAAGCAGATGGTTATGTTCTACGAATCGGTAAACCAGACTTTTCTTGGTGGAGAACTCAAATATTCAAGACAGAATCTAAGTGGGAATATAGAGGAGTTCTTCATGAATATCCAGCATGTTCAATTAAAGAACAACCAATTCTTATGAAACTTGAAGGAGATTATAGAGTAGATGCTAGAACTCTAGGTGCAAGAAATGTTGGTATCTCTGTTATTGAGAAATATACAAGAGATGCGGAAACATTAGAAAAAGCATTACTTGATGAACCAGGTAATACAAGATATCAGTTTTATCTTGCACAATCATATTTTGATTCTCAGCAATATGAAAAGGCAATTGACGCATATAGAAAAAGAGCAGAAATGGGCGGATGGGCGGAAGAAGTTTATTATTCACTTTATCGTATAGGAATCGCAAGAGCACTGCTAGATCGTCCATGGCCTGAGATTATGTCATCTCTATTGGATGCATATAATTATAGACCACAGCGAGTTGAAGCATTGGTTCATATTTCTCAGGTTCTTCGACAAAAATATGATCAACCAGCAGCAGCATTTATTTTTGCTAGACAAGCAGCAGAAGCACCTTTCCCTCAAGAAGAAATATTATTCGTTCCAGATATTGTTTATAAGTTCCATGCTCTTGATGAAGTGGCAGCGACTGCTTTTTACGCAGGAAGACCAGAAATTGGATATCTTGCAGCAAAGAAACTTCTTGAAGAAGGAAGAGTTCCACCCGATCAAGTTCAAAGAGTTGAAAACAATTTTCAACAATATCGAAAGATCATGGAGCAGATTGGGGAACAGCGAAAGCAGTTTGAAGAACAACAGAAAAAGGTAATGGAACAAAAACCACAACCAAAACCTGTCAAATTTAAGTCACGAAAGAAAGTTAAAACTTAATATAAATAATGCTATAGAGAATCTATGGCATTTCCAACAAATCCATCTCTAAATCAACTACACACGGTAAATGACCGTGTTTGGTTGTTTAATGGATATGCATGGCAGAGACTAACTAATTCTGCTTTTTATTATCAGCAAAATCCACCCACTGGTATTACATTTGGTACTCGTTGGATGGACTCCGACACTGGTATTGAATACATTTATATTAATGATGGAAATAGTTTTCAATGGATACAACCGACTAATGATGGATCGTCAACTGCAATTCACTCTACCAGTATAGTCACTGGTGCTACATACGCTGCTACAATATCTGATTATTATATAGGAGTTAGTTATTCTGGAACTGCTGGTATTATTCTCCCATCAAATCCAGAAACTGGAAGAATAATCGTTGTAAAGGATGAGTCTGGATATGCTGGAGATCCCTATAAGTACATTGTTATAACTGGTGCTACAGCGTCTAACACAATAGATAGACAACAATCAGCAACAATAAATATTAACAATGCATCTCTGCAATTCATATACAGAAACGGATGGAGAATTATATGAGTTATCTATTTAACGATAAAGTTGGTTTTAAGGATAATGCGGTTGATGCATTTAATCGTTTAAAAGTCTCATCTCCATATACTTTATTTGATTCTCAACATAGATATCAACAAAATGATAAATGGGATACTTTTGGTGTCACTGGAGGAACTGCTACATTTGTAGTAAATGAAAGTGTTATAAATATGATCATTGGTGTTACTGCTGGAGCAAAAGTAACAAGAGAAACAAAAAGAATATTTCCATATCAACCAGGAAAATCATTACTTGTTCTTAATACATTTGCATTTAATACACCAAAGGAAAATTTAAGACAACGAGTTGGTTATTTTGGACTTACTGGTGGTGCTACGTTTGGAACTCCATATAATGGAATTTATCTTGAACAAAATGGCCTTACACTCAGTATTAATTTAGCATCTGGCTCTTTGAATCAAATAACAACCATAAATCAAAGTTCATGGAATGGTGATAAATTCGACGGAAGCGGATCTTCACAAAGAACATTGGATGTATCTAAAGGAAATATATTTTGGGTAGACATAGAATGGTTGGGTGTTGGTGATGTTCGTACTGGATTTTTTGTTGACGGTAAACCAGTAATCGCACATACGTTCCATAATGATAATGTAAATTCCACCACATATATGACAACTGCTAGTTTACCAATTCGTTATGAGTTGGAAAATACAGCAACAACATCATCAGGTAGTACAATGAAGCAGATATGCTCTTCTGTTCAATCTGAAGCTGGTTATGAAGGATTTACCAGAAGATATAATATTTCAAAAAATGGATCAAATCCAACAGTATTAACAACTCAGGATACGCAGTATCCTATAATAGCGTTGAGATTGAATTCAAATAGATTAGATAGCGCAATTGTTCCTTCTAACTTAAGTGTAGTTTTAGAAGAAACTGCTTCTAACAAACCAGATACGGTTCAATATAGAATTTTATTAAATCCGACACTAACTGGAAATACATGGGAAACACATTTTAATGGTAATGTTGATTATAATGTAACAGCAACAGCAGTTACTGGTGGAACTGATATTATAGGTGGTTATATAAGCAGTAGCGGATCTCTTGATATATCTAGTATTAATGACTTTAATTTTCAACTAGGAAGAACACAAAAAGGTGTAAGCGATACATTTGTTCTTACAATGACACCAATAAATGATGGAGCACAAGTTTATTGTGATTTATCTTGGTTTGAAATACTATGAGATAAAATATGCCATTAGATTTTCCAACATCACCAGTATTAAATGAATTATACACATTCGGGGGAAAAACCTGGAAATGGGATGGTGCTGGTTGGGTTTCTTATAATGTTGGGTTAGTTGGTCCAGAAGGTCCGATTGGTCCAACAGGTCCAACTGGACCCACTGGTGATATTGGACCTACTGGACCCACTGGTGCTACTGGAGCAACTGGACCTACTGGTGATATTGGACCTACTGGACCTACTGGACCTACTGGACCCACTGGTGCTACTGGACCTACTGGACCCACTGGTGCTACTGGACCTACTGGACCTACTGGACCTACTGGACCCACTGGTGCTACTGGAGCAACTGGACCTACTGGATCCACTGGTGATATTGGACCTACTGGACCTACTGGTGATATTGGACCTACTGGACCTACTGGACCTACTGGTGATATTGGACCTACTGGACCCACTGGTGCTACTGGACCTACTGGACCCACTGGTGATATTGGACCTACTGGACCCACTGGTGCTACTGGACCTACTGGACCCACTGGTGCTACTGGAGCAACTGGACCAGTTGGTGATTATGTAATTTCAGTAGACGGTGTTACTGGTGCTGTTACGAATATAAACGCAGCAACATCTACCATAACAAGCATAAACACATCAACAACTTTTTATCCAACATTTGTTCGTGGTACTGGCAATACTGGATTCTATGTTGATAACGTAACCACACCATTTTCATATCAACCATCATCGGGAACTATAAATGCTCGCACATTCAATGGAACATTTGGTTCAAATACAGCAAAATTAGATGCCGCAACTCCAGAAATTTTTATAACAGATACTATAGATGCTATTAGTGTAAGTACAGCATTTATTCTTAAAAGTGGTATTACTCCATTAACAATTGAAAGTAATGGAATGACTTTATCTGGTTCTGCTGCTGGAATTGAATTTACAGATAATTACGCATCCCCAACATGGGCATATAAATTTCCAACAGCAAATGGAACTTCTGGTCAGGCAGTATTTACAAATGGCAATGGGCAACTTTATTGGGGTACTGTTTCTTCCACATCAAGTAGTGCTGGTGTAGAATCATTCAATGGATTAACTGGTGCTGTAGTATTTAATAATTATGTTTCATCGATAAATGGAATTACTGGAGCAATTACAAATGTAGCAAAAACTAATGAAGGTAATACATTTAGTGTTCTTCAGGTAATGAATGCTGGTATTACATCAAGTACTTTATTCGTTACTCTTGGAACAACTCTTGCTAATGTTTCTGCAACATCTACTACAAATACTTTAGATGTAGTAGCCTCTACGGATGGTGTCGGTCTTAGAATTGGGCAGGCAACAACTGGTGCTGGATCTCGACAAGGTGGAATAAGACTTGGTAGAGCATCAGCATCTGGTTTCAATACTTACATCGAAAATGCCAGCGGAATATTTAAAATATTTAATGGTATAGATCCTACGGGCACAGAATTGATGTCTCTAGATACTTCTTCTGCTGCATTTACAGTCGCTGCTTCTGCACCAAGTGCAACAATAACTGGAACTGTAAATCTAGGAAATATAACAATTTCTGGTTCTCAGGGAGTCAATAATCAAGTATTACGTTCGACAGGAACAGGAATTACTTGGTCCAGTATATCAAGTAGTGGAATATCAAGAACAATATCAAGTATAAGCACTGATACGAGTGCTGGATCTTCTTCATCTACCGATTATGTCTATATCGCAACGGCAGGATTGACACTAACGATGCCAACTGCTGCGTCAAATACAAATTTATATACTGTAAAAAATACTACGAGTTCAATTGTAAAAATAATAACAACATCATCACAAACAATTGATGGTGCTACATTCTACGATTTAAATAAACAATATCAGGCAATAGGTCTTATTAGTGATGGATCAAACTGGTCTATCGTATAAGGAGAATTTATGGCATATGGAGTTATGAGTTTCAATGGTGGTCTTGGTAATATAGAAATGTTACCAGGTATCGTCAACAAATATGAAAGATTTGCAACAGGGGCTACTGCTGTTCAAGTTGATAATTTATTTTTTTCTGATTTTATTCATTCAGCAACAACTTCAGCAACTGTTCCGTGTTCTGGTGGTGTATTTTATACACCAACAAATACTGGTGGTACTATAACCACAAATAGCACAACAGATTATGCTGCTTTTGGTGTAGATAATGCTGTTGGTGTACTGCGATTAACAACAGGGACAACAAACAATAACACTGCATATGCAGCAGTTCAAACTGCTGTTGGTATATTGAGTGGAATTCCAACCCCTACTACTGGATTTGTTACAAAATATGAATGGGAATGTACTTTAGAAACAGATTCAACTGTATTTGGGGCAGCACGAAACGGATCTATTCGTTTTGGAATGATGTCAGGTACTTCTGCGACAGCTCCTGCTGATGGTGTTTATTTCGAGTTTCTTTATGACGGTTCGACAAACGATACTACTTGGAATGTTGTTTTCCGTAAAGATAATGCTCAGGAAAGAGTGAACACTACAATGACATTTGCAGCATCAAAAACATACAGACTTTATATGTCTGTTGAAAAAAATACTGGTGGAACTTATACAACAACTTATAAAGTAAAAAATGTAACTGATAATACAGAAACAAATGGAACTGCTGCACCATCAGTAGCTGCTACTTATTATCCAGCAGCATCTGGTGATTATATGGGAATTGTGCTAAATTGTGCAAAAGCAGGAACTGCCACAGCAAACTCCACTTTCATACTTGTTGATTATGTTATGGCAAGAATTAGGCGCAAACTATTCAGAGAGATGGTTATTTTGGGTACATAAGGAATAAATATGCCACTACCAAGAGTAAATTCTATTGTAAAAGTTGTTGATGTTACAGATCCAGATGTTGTAACATTTGATATACATGAGAATGATCGATTTATATATCTCGGAACAATTGCTCAAGATCCAACAAGATGCGTAGTAGAAGGTGTATATTGTGGAAAAAGAATAATACATTTGCATCCTGAAGATTTTGTAGAAATAGATCCTAGCGAAATTTAATATAATTCTTGACATATTAAAATATAAATAATACGGAGATATTATGCCAGCAGGAAGATACGATATTTACGCAGATCAAGGGTCCACCTTCAAAATACACCTTCAATATAATTATAGCGGTGGTACTGGTATTGATTTAACAAATTTTACTGGTGCTATGCAAGTTCGTAGATCCTATAAAGATCCAGATGTTATCTTATTTTTGACTCAAAATGGGGTGACTGGTGGTGGTATAACTGGAGAATTTACTTCTGGCGTTGATGGAGTTTTGGGAGTAGGTGGAATAAGTTTTAATACTGCCATAGATGGTACTGGTAAAACTGGTGGAATGTTAATTAAAATCGACTCAGATACTATGAAAAATACACCATATGGTAAACATTTTTATGATTTTGAAATTATTAATAGTGTTGGTGAGATTATGAGACTTATAGAAGGAACTTTTGAGATTTCTAGAGAAATTACAAAGACATAAATAATAAATAATGGCACTAAGTAACTCAACAAAGTTGATAATAACCAGAGAGGATTCAGTAAAAGTTCTTACTGTAACTCCTGTTGGTCTTATGGGTCCACCTGGACCTTGTGGTGGTCTTCTTATTGATGTTTCTGGAGGTATAATTGGTGTTTGTGGATCTACAGGAATTAATGTTTCTTCCCCTGTACAGGGAGAACAATTTATATCTTTAGACTTATCAGATCCAGGTTTAGTTGCACCATATTCTCCAAGTTCCCATACCGCATTTACTTCACTTTCAGCAGATACTGGAACTGCAAGAAAGATAGCATTTTTACAGGCAGATGGTGGAATAACATTTGATTATATAAGAAATTATGATGTATTTAAACCAAGTGAATTTTTATTACAAATATCATCATTTACAATTCCATCACTTTCGACTACTCAACTTATTGGATCTGGAACAAATTTAGAATTAGATGGCAAGATAGCATCTGCATCATATACACAAACTGTAAATTTAGCAACTATTTCTATATTAAATTCTGATGGAGATACAGATACAACTTCTGGTGGTTTCCCACAAACATTGACAACTCCATTTACAACATATAATTTTGACTCTGGTGATTCTATCTGGTATCCAGCAACTCCTGGAACTTCTAAAAAATTAAGACTTACAGCAGAAGGTGCTTCAAATACTGCAACTTCTGATATAACTTTAACATTTGTAAATAATGTTTATTATGGTGTGAATACAAATGATTCTGCAAATATAGGAAATATTCTTGCTGGTACTAGTAGTACAGTTTTGAGTAATAGTAAAGCAAGACAATTTACAGTCACTGCTGGAACAAACCAATATATCTATTATAGTTATCCTTCAAGATTAGGAACAGCAACCTTTACTGTTGGTGGATTTGAAGGCGGTTTCCGTTTAATTTCAACAGAATCTCATACAAATTCATTAGGATTTATTGAAAATTATTATGTATATCGTAGTGATAATACGGGTTTAGGAAATACAACTGTAGTGGTGTCATAACATGCCAGTTAATTTAATTTCCAATATACTTCCTAAGAATAGAGAACAAAATGTCTCAAATAATTCTTTTTTCTATATCTTGGATAGTGCAAATATAGATTTTAAAGTTCAGGGTATACAAGAAAATTCTTCTTTCGTTCCAGTTTCTACATTAAATAATAAGTATATAATTAAGAATGCTTTATCGTTAAATGCAAATTTTGGTTCAATATCAGGTTTAGAGGATAATGATATAGTGAGATGTACTGGATCTACATATGAATTATACTTAGATGTAAGTAATCCAAAAACAGACGGTGGAACCATCGTTTATAATGAAGCAAATTCTAAAAATTATGTTTATAATGGCACAGAGTGGGCGTTACTTGGAACAGATTTTAGTGGAATTACTGGTACTCAGAATCAAATTATTGCAACAACAAATGCTGTTGGTGCGACTTTATCCTTATCTCCTAACGTAATAATAGTACAATCTTTACAAACTCCAATACTAATATTTGCAAATGGAATCACTTTTGGTGGTGTTGGAGATGTTGTACAATTAACAGGTAATATACATATTACAGGTAATTTAATCGTTGACGGAGAGATTATAACTAAGACAGCAGTAAGAGGATACACCTTTGACGCTGACGTTGAACAGATTACAGACATGGCAGTAGACTCAGGAGACTACACTTAATGGCAAACCCAAGAATTCAACATAAAAGAGGACCAAACGCACCAACATTAGGAAGCGGAATAACTGCTGGTGAATTTGCTATTCGTTTAGGAACTGGTCCACTAGGTCCATTTGAAGTATATGTTGGTATCAGTGGAGATGCTACTCCTGTACGAGTTGGTGCTCAAGTTGTTGAAAATTTCAATGATCTTTCTCATAATAAATTAGTTTCACAACAAGCAATTGCAGAATATGTTGGTGCTCAGTTTGCTTCACAAGTTACTGGTGTTTGCTTCATGGAAGGACCATCGGAAGGTCAAGGAACCATTGATATTAAACAATCAGTTGGTGGTCCAGGATCTGGATTTTCTGGTCTTGTAGGTGTAACTTTCCAAATTTCATTTGCTAAAAATATTTCACCAGATCCAGGAAATCCTTCTGGAACTGAAGCACAGCAAGCAACAGATGAAAATGGAGCATACTATAATCATAAAGTATTAGTTGGTGATGGTAATGATGGATTAAATCCAAAAGCAATATATTTAGGTGAATTTTTAGGTTACGTTGGTCACTGTGGTGGTGATTTTACTGTAGATCAATATGGTAAAGGAACTATTACTAAAATTATAGGATCTAGTAATGGTGGTCTTGGATTTACTGCTCTTGGTTTAACATACGGAGAAATTCCAGTATGGACAAATGATGCAGGAGGATGGACTGCTGCTAGACTTTTAGGTGGAACTGGAATTGCAGTTACAACTTCATCGTCTGGTGGTATTACTCTTGGACTTTCAAATAATGGAGTTGTTGCAGGATCATATGGAAATGCTTCTACTTCACCATTACAAATTCCAGTATTTACTGTTGATGATACAGGAAGAATTACTGTCGCAGAAGAAGCTAATATAAGTTTATATAATGTTCAAGGTGGATTTACTGCATATGTTACACCAATTATTGAATCGTATTTTGATGATGGAGCAATTGATGGGGGATTTGTCTACTCTGATGTTGTTGGTGGTCTAATAACTCTCACAAATACTGGTGTTACTGGCATTTCTGTAAATGGAACATATTATACTGGTGGTATTATACTTTCTGCTGGTTCTGGAATTACATTATCTGCTTCAGGAACAAATCCAGAAACGATTACCATAGGTAGTCTTGGAGTCGTTGGTGCTTCTGGATATATTTCATTACAAGGTCATACGCAAGGAAATGTTTATCTTTCAAATCCTACTGGATCAAATAATTTAGTATTTATTAAGGGTGGATATACTGGTGGATTTGATGCAAGTACTGGTACATGTGGATATGCAGTATATGTAGGACTTAGTTCTGGAATTCAATTACCTTCAAATATTTCATCAGCATCTAACGCATTTATTAGAATTCCAACTGGATTTACTGGATTTGGTGGATTCGGTGGAGCATGTTTTGGCACTCAAATAGTATCAGGTGGCACTGGCGGTGCTAGAGGTTTCTTAGAAGTTAACAGAATTCAAGCAACTGGTAATAATAAAATTAATACAGGATGGGGAGCAAACAGTATTGCTGGTACAGTTCTCGAACTTGATGCTCGTGGTGGAACTGTTGATGGAGAAACTACAAATACAATTTATGATGGTAGAAATGCAAAGATTGTTCTTGCATCATATCCTTCTGATCAATCAAATCTTGTTACAGATATTAATGGTGTATATAATAGTACTTCTCTTGCATCTGGATATCAAATAGGTGGACCTAATCGTGTAAATTCATTACCTGGACTTAGTGCAGGTAATATTGATATGCGATCAGGAACAATAAGACTTTATAAGAATGCAAGAGTTGAAAAACATCTTGTTGTTGGTGGAAATATTTACACACTTGGTAATTATTTTGACAATACTGGTGCTACTGTAGACTTTACAAAGATTGCATATATTGCAAATAATAATTTCTTAGGAACGAATGGAACAGGTGGATTCCAGCATAACTACGGTGCTACCTTTGGTGCTGGATTGATGGTTCTTGGTGCTTCCTATGGAACAGGTCTTTCTGGTGATTCTGGTATTATTTACCGTGTAAAGACTGGTGGTGCTGCATCTGGTGCTACTTCTGCGTTCTTTGGATTTCACGGTCCAAGCATGGCATTTGTTGCCAGAGTTGCTACATCTTCATCTGGAATAGCGTCTGGTGGTAATCTATATGGTCCAATGTCCTTTGCTTCTCCATCGACTGATTTTGCTCCATTGTTTGTAGGATCAGTTAACGGAATTACTTTAGAACAACATTCGGGAACTACAGGAGCATCAATTAGTATTGCTAGAGGTCATAGATTAGGACTATGTGGAGCATTTGGTCTTACTTTCGGCATTACAGGAAATAATACTGTATTGATTCCAGCAGAAGGTTCTCCAGCAACAGTAACAACACTCGTAACTCTTACAAATACACAAACATTAACAAATAAGACATTGGGAGCAGATTGTATTATAGATTGTGGAACTTATTAAAATAAATAGTTTATATTATGGCAGATCCAAAGATTAAAATTAAAAGAGGGACTGGAAAACCCTCCAACTGGAATGGTGTTAGTGGGGCAACGGCAGGAGAACTGTATGTTGACTTCACCAATACATCATTTTATATTGGAAATACTTTTGGACAAGCAATTACTTTTAGTAACTTAATTGATCCTGACCCAAATTTGACTTCAAATAGTGATCTACGTATACCCACACAAAAAGCAGTAAAAAGTTATGCGGAAGCGAATTTATCTTCGTCTGGTGGATCTCCAGATTTATTCATGATTAGACAAATTGCACCAAGTGACAGTAATGCTCTATATACAATAGATGATGAAGAAAATTCAAATTCTGTAAGTCGTGGAACGAGTGCAACAATTGCTGAAATAGATAATAGATTTACTGAATTCTTTTTTGATATTAATAAAGGATATGGATCAAATCCACCTCCACATATTTTAAGAACAAGATCTGATTCTATTTTTAAATCTGGAAATGAATTTTCTTCTCAATTAGATTCAGCAAAGATTATACAAACTTCAGGATCCAGTATTAAAGCATTTGTGTCATATCAAATAAGTTTTGATTTAATTGGGAATGACTTTGCAGATTTAGCGGGTCAAACTGTAAGAAGGGCAGCAATAAGAGTTACAACTTTTCTTGGTGGAAATCCTATAATAAAATATTTTTTACCAAATTATATTGTACCTGGAGATTCAACTGCATCTACTTCTTTGTTTCCATATGGAAACGCAAATTTATATGTAGTGTCGTCTAGTGGAATTATTGATTTTCCGCATATAGGTGACGGATCGTTATCTGATGGAACTGGATATATTGAATTAGTTTGGGGTATTTCGAACTGTAATTTAAACTTAGTTGAACCACCATTTTTCAATAACTATAGATATGCTGGGCGATCAACGATTCCCGATGTCACTAAACAACATTATCCTTATGGTCATATTAACAATACATTTGCTTCAATAGATATAGGATATGCTACTAGATTGAGTGTTATAAGGATTTAAATATGGCAGATCCAATAGTTCAGATTAAAAGAAGAACCACAACTCCTGCAAGACCACTGGCAATGACTGAAGGAGAACTTGCATGTAACTTATCAGATAGTTCTTTTTATATAATAAATAATTCATCATCTGCAATAACTTTTGGAACTAGAATCGATAGTTCTACTAGTTTATCATCTAATAGTGACAATAGAATTGCCACACAAAATGCTATTAAAACTTATGTTGATTCTTTAAATACAAGCAGTGGTTTACAATATCACATGAGAGAAACAAATACTGCTTTACCTATTAATGGAAATAACGACACAATAATTGTCTTTGGTTCAGAAATAACAAATAATATTACTGGATTGAATTATTCGGGAGGTACATTTACAAATAGCACGGGAATTACTATGTGTTTACACATAGATTATGTTATTCCTAGATCTAATACAAGTGCATTAGGATTTTTCTGCACGTGGATTCAGACAACTGGAGAAAAAGCAAAAACAAAATATGGAGGATGCTATCAGACAACCAATGGTAATCCAGTATCAACTAATTTTACTACTCTAAATAGTGGAAGTGCAATAATTGCACTTTCTCCATCTACAGGATTTTCGATATGTGCTGCAATTGGAAGAGGAACCACAGGAACCGCAATTGTATCAAATGCAATATCAAATGCTGATGAAGAAAATAAAGCAAAAGTAAATATATTTAAATTCTAATGGCACATCCAATATTTAAAATTAAAAAAAATATATCAACTGAAGATGTTATCTCAGGAATAACACAAGGTGAATTGTTTGTAAATTTAGTAACAAATACACTTTATATAGGATCAACTGCTAGTACAATTCCTATTTGTGGAGAAGTCGATCCAAATCCAAATCTTACATCAATTAGTAATTCTAAAATACCTACGCAGAAAGCAGTAAAAACTTATATTGATAATATTCCTCAAATATCAGTAAATGGACTTGAAGAAAGAAAAACAGTAATTACTCAAAATTTGAATAGTTCTCCTACAGTTAGTATTAAAATTAATTTCACTGGTCCTATTGCTGATGAAATATCAGGTATAAGCTATTTAAATGGAAATTTTACTAATATTTCAAACCAAACTATGGCGATTAATGTTTCTGGACATGTTGCTATTAGAACAACTAGTATTGGAAATGCAAGAATTATAACTTTTATACAAAGAAATGATGGTAAAAAATTTGGAGCAAATACTTATAATTTACTAGACGCAAGTGGAGTTACGGGATCAATTTTAGATTTTAATAGTACATTTAATCTAAATAGTAATCAAAACTTTTCAGTTTTTGCTAGACATGATGTAGGAAGTTCTATAATTAGCGGTGGTGTTGGTGATGTTTTTCAAAATAAAATTAGTATTTATAGATTATCTTGATTTATTACATTTTGCATGATATACTTTCACCATGAACACACTAAAAGTTTACAAAAAATATTCAGACGTTAAAAACATAGAATTTGCCACAAGAGATTCTGCATGTTTTGATATCTCAGCATATATTCCATATCAACAATCAGTAAAAGCATTTACTACTACAAATGATGAGGTAGAAAAACTCGCTATTCAAGAGCAAAATACTGAATGTTTTATTGAACTACCTCCACAATGGAGAGCATTAATTCCTACTGGTCTAATTCTAGATATCCCCACATCTTATTGTGTAAAAATTTATGCTAGATCTGGTCTTTCTACTAAGAAAGGATTGAATCTTATAAACTCTACTGGTATAATTGACTCTGATTATATACAAGAACTTTTTATTCCAATTTTCAATAATTCTCAACAGAAATTGAGAATTTCAAATGGAGACAGAATTGCTCAAGGAAAAGTTGAAGTATTGATTAGACATAAGGTTGAATATATTAATGAAAGACCAGAAAGAAAAAGTGATCGTAATGGTGGATTCGGATCAACAGGAGTCGAAGGAATGTCTCCAGTCGTTTTCTGATATTCAAGATCATTTCAAGAATGCACCATCTGAAGATCGAATTCCATTCATAGTTGGTTCTGATTGGGATGCACTGACTAACAACTTTACAAAAGAACAAATCAAGGATGGTTTTGCCGAATATATCATAACAAATAATATTCCTTTTCCATATAGACAAATAGAAAAGGATGATGTTGTATTTAAATTTAATAATCTTAAGAATATTTCATATTCTGATTTTATTATGGACAACTCATGTGAAGTAGTCGAGAAATACAATGATTATAAGTATCCTTTTTCGACTCATGGAAAATTTGTAATATCATTTGGTCATTATCATAATGATATAAGCAATTATTATCAACAGAAAAATAGATACGATTGCTCTTCATATACCTTTAAATCTCCAAATGAAATCTGGAACAGTAAAGATCTTCTTTCAAAGATGAACTGGACTTTTTGGAGATTTGACGTAAATGGAATCAATATTGATAAGATTCGTGGATCGTTCAGACTTGGATCTTACGTTGCTACACAATTTAAACCTCATGTAGCAAAAACAATTTATGATTTTGTTGCGAATAAAACAAAAGATAAAGTTAAATCAACTCTAGACATCAGCATGGGATGGGGTGATCGTCTTGCTGGATTCTATACATCAAAGATGAACCAATACGTTGGATTTGATCCAAATCCTACAGTGTTTGAAGTTTATAAAACACAGTGCAAAGATTATGAACTTTTTTTATCTGGAGAAGATCCACTAATAACAAATTTCAAAATCAAAGTTAACGACAATACATACGATGCATTTCATTGTATAGGTAAATCTGGTAAAGAAGTATATGCATATAATGCCCCAGCAGAAGAAATGTTGCATATAATTTATGCAAATAAATTTGATTGCATATTCACATCTCCACCATATTTTTCCACAGAAAAGTATTCAGAACAGTCTCCTGAAAATCAATCATGGTTCAAATATCCAGAATATAACAACTGGTGGAACAAGTTCTTTAAACCAGTGATGACTGCCTGTTATCGATCATTAAAAGATGACGGATTGATGTTGATTAATATCATGGATCCAACTATTGATGGGACTAGATACAATACGTGCGATCAGTTGGTAGACCATGTGATTTCCATCGGAGGTTATTTTGATGGTCAGATTGGAATGAGAATTAAGCAACGACCGAAAAACATAGATGCAAAGAGTTTGAATAAGCATTTACTCAACACATTTATTGAGAATATTTGGTGCTTTTCGAAGAATAAATTTGATTTATCTTTTAAACATGCTACACTAGAATCACTTTTTGGAGATTAAAATGACAAATATTGAACTATTCAAAATTCATAAGGAATTATGTACAAATGCATTAGATTTAATGCAAAAGAAAAATCATGATTATGCTGGAAGCAAAGGAAATGAACCTTTTGCAAATTTCACAAGAAGCGAAGCAATGGGAATTACGACAACAGAAAAGGCGATGCTCGTAAGAATGTTAGATAAAATGAGTCGTCTTTCATCATTTACTGATTCTGGAGAATTCAAAGTAGAAGATGAGAAATTGCAAGACACTATAATTGATGTGATTAATTATTCCGTATTGCTATATGCGTATATGTCTCAAAAGATTCAAAAAGAATATACTATTATCGAACTTCAAAAATGAAATATTATACAAACATCTACTACAATTTTGACGAGATCTTGGTAGTAGAGAATGTAAATGGAAAAAAGGATTACATTCGGGAAAAGTTCAACCCGAGTGTTTTTCTACCATCAAGAACAAAAACAAATTATAAGTCTATCTCTGGAGAGTATCTTGCAGAGATGACTTTTGATTCTTATAGTTCGTATAAAGAATTTACTACGAAGTATAAAGAAATTCCAGACTTCCATATTCACGGTGATATTGCTTCAGAATATCAGTTCATTAATAAACGATACGGAACAAATATTGATTATAATTTTTCAGAACTTGATATCATGTATATTGATATTGAGACTTCTTCTGAAAAAGGATTTCCTTCTATTGAAGATCCTGAAGAGCAAGTGATTGCAATTTCTTTAGAATCTACGAAGACGGGAAAGGCAACATTTTGTCTTGGCACATTCAACGCAACAGATGATCGAAAGATCTTTGAGTTTGACGATGAAGAAGAACTTCTAAAGAAGTTTATTAATTACTTTGCAGATAATTATCCAGACATCGTAACTGGATGGAACATTCGATTCTTCGACTTTCCATATCTCATTAAACGAACAAATAAAATTCTTGGAAAGAAACACTCCAAGAATATTTCACCTTGGGGCATTCTCAAGGAACGATTTGTGACACGAAGAAATGATAAAGAAGAACTTTGCTATGATATCGTTGGAATCTCAATTCTAGACTATTACGAACTGTATAATACTTTCACATACGTCAAGCAAGAATCATATAGTCTGAACCATATTTCATATGTTGAATTGGGAGAAAAGAAACTCTCATACGATGAGTTCGAAAGCATTACTGAATTCTACAAGAAAGATTTTCAGAAGTTCATTCAATACAATATTCGTGACGTTGAACTTGTTCAGAAACTAGAAGAGAAACTTAAACTGATCGAACTTGCAGTTGCACTTGCGTATTCGGCAGGAGTTAATTATCAAGACGTATTCTCACAGGTAAGAACGTGGGACGTTATTATCTACAACTACTTGTCTGAAAAGGGAATCGTAATTCCTCCAAAGAGAAAGTTTAGAAAAGATGAACAATATGCTGGAGCATATGTAAAAGAACCAATCGTAGGAATGCATAAGTGGGTAGTCTCGTTCGACCTTAACTCTCTATATCCGCATCTCATAATGCAATTCAATATTTCTCCCGAAACATTAACTGAGCAGGGAATGAGAGGAACAATCTCTCCAGAAGGAATATTGAAGAACGGTAGAAACAGTATGCTCTTCATCGAAGAACATAAAAAGAATGATCTATCTGTTGCAGCAAACGGAACAACATACCGAAAAGATATTCGTGGATTTCTTCCAGAACTTATGGAAAATATGTATCAAGATCGAAAAGATTTCAAAAAGAAAATGATTGAGTCGAAAAAGAATCTAGAAGAAATTAATAAAGAACTTAAGCGAAGAGGGTTGCAATCCTAGACATAGAGAGTATACTATGGACATGGAAACTAGGAACGTAATTGATCACTACCATTATTGGAAGCATGATGCAATTCTTGCAGATCTTAACACAAAGAGGCATAATTTTACAGTTCTTTGTAGCAATCTTTACAACGATTTCAATATTGCTACAGTCATTCGTAACGCAAATGCGTTTCTCGCAAAGCAAGTAATTCTTTACGGATCTAAACAATATGATCGTCGCGGCACTGTCGGTACACATCATTATACGAACTTTGTACATACCAGAACATTTCCTGAACTCAAGGAATATATCTATTCCCTTGAACAACAATATGGACATGTTACTGTAGTTGGTATTGATAATGTAAAAGATTCTATGCCAATCAATACATACGATTGGAATAAAAATACACATTATGTTCTTGCGTTTGGTCAAGAACAAGTAGGACTTCCACAAGAAATTCTTGACATTTGTAAATCTACATTGTATATTAAGCAGTATGGAAGTGTGCGAAGTTTGAATGTAGGAACAGCAAGTGGTATCGCAATGTATTCTTATTGCGAATACCTTGAGCGAGATTGAGATAGGTAATACCCCGTGGTGAAACGGTATCACAGGAGACTTATTGGGGAGTAGTTCAATGGTAGAACTCCCGCCTTTGGAGCGGGCTGTTGAAAGTTCGAATCTTTCCTCCCCAGTTTTGTTGTAAATGGTATCATTTATATATAGATATATATAGGTGATACCATGAAAAAGAAAACATCCTCTATATGGAAAATAGAAAAACAAAAATTACAGGAAATAGTTTCTTCCTGTACCTCATTTAGTAAAATTTTAAAATATTTTAATTTACTAAACAAAGGTGGAAATGTAAAAACTCTTAAATCTAGATTAGATTATGATTCTATAGATTATAGTCATATTCGTCTTGGTAAAGGTTCAAATTCGGGAAGAAAGTTTATAAAAAAACATACACCACTAAATGAACTTTTTACAATAAATTCAAACTATAATAGAAATCATCTTAAAAGAAAAATAATAAAAAATAAACTACTACTTGAAGAATGTCAAATGTGTGGTATAATTGACACATGGAATGGAAAACATCTAACTCTTCAATTAGACCATATAAATGGAATTTCAAACGATAATAGATTAGATAATCTTAGATTTTTATGTCCAAATTGTCATTCTCAGACTGATACATTTTCTGGAAGAAAATCTAAAAATACGGGGATGTAGTCCAATGGCCGAGACAAACGACTTAAAATCGTTCCAGTGTGGGTTCGAGTCCCACCATCCCTATTCACACACCAAAGTGGTGAAACTGGCATACACGATTGATTCAAAATCAATTGCCTAACGGCATGTGGGTTCGATTCCCACCTTTGGTATTATGAACAGAGAACGCTACATCGAACTCGACCGATCAGGAACAGGACTCACCAAGGAAGAGTGGGAACAGGGTTGGCATTGGTGCAACGAATGGGATGGGATGCTTGTTGGACCAAACACCGATGAAGCACTTGTCTGCTCCTGCGGTCATCCTACCATCGAAGCATGGAAGGAATCGGAAGAGGGCAAGAAGATGCAGAAGATTCTTGACGAGCGATTCGAAAAACTCACCGAGAAAAACTTCTTGATGGAGGACGGCAAGTGATCAAAAAGAAGGCTAAGACCACCCGCACCACCAAGATGGAGCGTCTGCGTATCGCAGCAGAGAAGAATCGTCCCGTGGGCGTGAGGGTTGTATCGGAAGGACGATGTGAGGTGGAGATCACCACACTCTACAACTCCACTATGCACAAGCGCATGGGAGGAGTTCGTGCGGACTATTTTGATACCTCTGAACCTGCTTCACCGACCGTCTACATGGACAATCCGCACAACTTGCGAGTCCTTGCACAGGCTCTGCTTGCGGCAGCGGATTGGATGGAGGACGGCAAGTGACAACCAAAGAATACATGGAGGCAAAAATCCAACAACTGATCGCCAAGTGTGATCGCCTGACGATGGAACGGGATGAGGCACGGCGGGAGGTATGTAGAAACGAATCACACCATCTACCAACAATGTCAGACCCATACCGCGAA